GAAATAAGTAATCAGCCCTTTATCATTTTAATAACCGAAAGGCTACCTTTACAAACAAGCCCTCTAGTCGACATAGAGCTACCTTGTGAAACAAGCCCTGAGTAGGAGAATAGAAAATGACTAATACAGTCCAACAGGAAGAACAAGCGAATCCTTATAACGCAAAAAAAGAATATCATGTAGAAGATAAACCTTTTACCCCTGCTAATCAATTATATTTTGAAGAGCCTTCTGAAAAGAATAAACTCTTCGATAGTAATGACATAACTGAAGTTACATCTACAGCCAATGTTAATACTGAAGAACTGGATACTCCTTATAAGAAACCAGACTATAAAAAAAGATATGATGATTTAAAAAGGCATTATGATAGTAAACTTAACGAGTTTAAATCTAGAGAACAAGAGTTAATAGAAGAGGCTACTAGTAATAGAACCGAATATAAAGCTCCTAAATCTGAAGAAGAACTAGAAGAGTTTAAGAATAACTATCCTGATGTTTACGAAGTTGTAGAAACAGTTGCTCATTTACAATCTGAGACTAAAGCAAAAGTTCTAGAAGAACGCCTTAGTAAACTCCAAGAACGTGAAAACCAACTAGTACGACAAGATGCAGAAAAAAGATTAATGGAAAGACATGCTGATTTTGAAGATATCAGAAACAGTGATGACTTTCATGAATGGGCAAAGGAACAACATTCATCTATCCAAGCTTGGGTATATGATAATAATGACGATGCTGATTTAGCTTCACGTGCTTTAGATTTGTTTAAAAGGGATTTTGGAATTGACCTTCCAAAGGCTAAGTCAAATTCTAGACAGACTAGAAAATCTGCTGCTGATATGGTTTCTACTAAAACAAAAAGTATAGAACCTAATCAACAAAAGGTTTGGTCTGAAAAGGAGATTGCTGCAATGAGTGTTGCTGAATTTGATAAATTTGAAAAAGAAATATCAGACGCAATGCAAGAAGGCAGAATCGTAAAATAACTATTATAACTTAAAGGAAAAATATCATGGCTCAATTTTTTGAACCCTCAACTGATACTAATGCAAACTTTGCAAACTCCGTAAGTGGACAAACTAATAGTTTCTTCCTACCTTCCATATACTCTAAGAAAGTTTTAAACTTCTTTAGAAAGGCAAGTGTAGTTGAAGCTATTACTAACACCGACTATGCCGGTGAGATATCTGCTTTTGGAGACTCTGTAAAAATCATTGGTGAACCAGTAATCTCTGTATCTGACTATACAAGAGGTTCTGACACAACTGCAACTAAACTAACTGATGCTGAAACAACTCTTGTTGTTGATAGTGCTAAAGCTTTTAAATTCATCGTAGATGATATTGAAACTAAAATGTCACATGTCAACTTCAAAGAAGTAGCTTCATCATCTGCTGCGTATGCTCTTAAAGATGCTTATGACGCTGCTGTTCTAGCAACTATGTTTGCTGGATGTTCAGCTTCATCACCTGACCACATTATTGGTTCAGACAGTGCAACTGCTGATGCAACTTTATCACACGCAACTAACTCTGTAGACCTATTAGGTTCAGACGGAACTGGTGTAGATGCAATTGACCTTATGGCAAGATTTGCTAAACTATTAGACGAACAGAATGTACCTGAAGAAGGTAGATGGTTCGTAGCTCCTCCTTCATTCTATGAAGAATTAGCTAAAGCTGACTCTAAGTTAATGTCTGTTGACTTTAACGCTGGACAAGGCTCTATCAGAAATGGTTTAGTATCAAGTGGTAAACTAAGAGGATTTGACATGTACAAATCTAACAATGTTGCTGCTACATCTAATGCTACTGGTAAATGTATGGCTGGTCACATTTCATCAACTGCTACTGCTAATACTATTCTTTCAACTGAAGTGTTGAGAGACCCATCATCATTTGGTGATATAGTAAGAGGCTTACATGTCTATGGTGCGAAAGTACTTAGAGATGACGCTTTATGTAGTGCATTCTATGTAATTGACTAATTGTCACTTGGGGGAGGCTTCGGTCTCCTCCTTTTTTTTAGGAATACTATGAAAATTAAAGCACCAAAAGGACACCATTGGATGAAACAAAAAAATGGTACGTTTAAATTAATGAAACACACAGGTAAGTTTGTAAAACACAAAGGTGCAAGTTTAGAAGCAAACTTTCCAATTCAAAAGGTTCATAAAAAATAATGGCTACAACATATCTTGACATAACTAATGAAGTATTAAGAGAACTCAATGAAGTTCCATTGACTGCTGCAAACTTTACAAACGCTACAGGTATTCAGAAGTTTGTTAAAGATAGTATCAATAAATCTATATTTGATATAGCTAACGAAGAACCACAATTACCTTTCTTTTCTGCAGGAGTAAGTGGAGGCACAGACCCTTTTTATGGTAACGTAACAGTTGCTACCGTTGCAGGACAAAGATGGTACACATTAAAGTCTGATAGTTCTAGTATTACTACAGACTACTCATCAATAGATTGGGATGACTTTTATGTTACAACAATCAACGTAAGTGGAGAAACAACACCTTATGTCTCTAAAGGTTTAAAGTTTCTTACGAATACAGACTGGACAAGATACTACAGAGACAGTGAGAATGCAGATGATGCAGATACTCAAAACCACGGAGAGCCTAGATTTGTTATAAAGTCTCCTGACAATAGAAAGTTTGGATTAAGTCCAATACCTGATAAGGTTTATAATATACACTTTTATGCTTTTGTAAGACCGACTGCGTTATCAGCATATGATGACACAATCACTTTACCAGAGCAGTACAGTAATATAATAACAGCTAGAAGTCGTTATTACATTTGGCAGTTTAAAGAAAGCCCACAACAAGCAGCTTTCGCATTGGATGATTATAAAAAAGGTATGAAGTATATGAAATCAAATCTAATGAATCCAGCTCCAAAGTATATGACAGACGATAGAACTTACTTTTAAAATATGGCACGTTCACAACCTTTTACCGTAGCATGTGCAGGTGGCTTAGTAACATCAGCTAACTCAATAGACTTGTTACGTACACCCGGAGTTGCTACAGTTTTACAAAACTTTGAAGTATCTATTGAAGGTGGATACAGACGTATTAATGGGTTTAGTAAGTTTGGTGCAGGAGATGCAGTTCAACCTACAGGAAGCACAACAACTATATTAGGTACTCAACCTTATGCAGATGGTGTTGTAGTTACTGCAGGTACTAACATATACTTTACACAAGACGGTATTACATGGCTGACAATAAATAGATTATCTGCAGGTAGTGGAGATAACTATTCAACCTTTACAGGTAAAAGTATTGCAGCAAGAACTGGACAAGGACAATGTCAGTTTGCAATGTTTGAAGGTGCTGGACAAGATTATGGAAGTATTATAATAGCTGATGGGGTTAATGAGCCTTTTAGTTTTAGAATGGAAGGTACAGGAGCTTTAAGCACAAGAACATACTTTACAGAAGAAATAACAGTTACAGGTACTAAAGGCGTACAGTTTATTACAGCTCATGACCATCATTTAATAGCTGCTGGTGTAACTGATAATGAAAATACAGTTTACTATAGTGTTAATAATGACCCTACATCTTTTAGTGGTACTGGTGCAGGTGCAGTAACTATATCAGATAAGATAGTAGGCATTAAAGGTTTCCGTACAGATTTATTTATATTTTGTGAAAACAGTATTCATAAACTTATAAACATTAATAACTCAAGCACAGTAGCAGTAATACCTGTTGCTGAAAGTGTAGGATGTTTAAGTGGCTACAGTATTCAAGAGATTGGTGGTGATTTAATATTTTTAGCACCTGATGGATTAAGAACAGTTGCTGGTACATCAAGAATTGGTGACGTTGAATTAGGTACAGTTAGTAAATCAATACAGCCTATTATAACAGAACTAGCACAGAATGTCAATAACTATATAATAAGCAGTGTAGTATTAAGAGAAAAATCACAGTATAGATTATTTTATAGTAATGAAGGCTTGACAAATGCTTCACAAAGAGGTATAATAGGTACACTAAGACCAAATGGTTTTGAATGGTCTGAAATACTAGGTATGGAAGTTACAGCTATAGGTTCAGGATTTGATACTAACGGTATTGAACAATACTATCACGGAGATACAGACGGTTATGTTTATTTACATAACTCAGGCGATAACTTTGATGGTAGTGCAATAGATGCAAGATATCAAACACCCGATTACGATTATGGAGACTTTGGAACTTTAAAAACTTTACACTATGTTAAACTTTCAATAGGTCCTGAAAATGAAGTACAACCTTCAGTAAGAGTTAGATTTGATTATGACAGTAACGAAACACCACAACCCGAAGATTATTTATTAGAAAGCGTACCAGCTCCATCAATATTTGGTACAGCTTTGTTTGGAACAGCAAAGTTTGGAGCATCTGAACAACCTTTAGTTAGGTTAGCATTACAAGGTAGTGGGTACTCTAATAGCTTTAGAATATTAACAAACGATACAAACGCACCATACACAATAAACGGACTATACATAGATTACATTCCATCAGGTAGGAGATAAACACAATGGCAGGTTACACAAGACAAAGTACATTCGCAGACGGAGATACAATTACTGCTGCATTATTTAATAATGAGTACAACCAACTTTTAAATGCTTTCAGTAACACAGGAGGTCATAAACATGACGGTACTGCTGCAGAAGGACCAGTTATAGGTTTAATTGGCGATGCTGGACTTACTACACCACTTAACAAAGTTTTAATAGATAGCACTAATGACCATATAGAGTTTTGGATTGATGTATCTTCTAGTGCTGTACAACAGTTATACATAGCTGATGGAGCTATAGTACCTGTTACAGACAGTGATGTAGATTTAGGTACAACAAGTTTAAGATTTAAAGATACATATACAGATACAATTACAACTACAGGTAATGTAGCAGTAGGTGGTAATCTAACAGTTACAGGTACTACAACTTTTAACGGTGGTACAATCACTATGGGTGATGCAGCTACTGATAACGTAGTCTTTGGTGCTGATGTAGATTCTAACATTATCCCTGACGATGATGACAGTTATGACTTAGGTAGTTCTTCACAAGAGTGGAGAAACCTTTACATAGATGGAACTGCAAACATTGATAGTCTTGTAGCTGATACAGCAGATATTAATGGTGGTACTATTGATGGTGCTGTTATTGGTGGTTCTACTCCTGCAGCTATTACAGGTACAGCCATTACTGGTACAAGCTTTGTAATTGGTAGTGCTACTATAACTGAAGCAGAACTAGAA